TATCGTAGTTATAATTCTAGTGTTACATCTGGTACACCAACGTTCTTTACGATTGTTGGCGATAAAATAAAATTAGGTGTAGCTCCCGATCAAGCAGTTACATTACAAATTGATTTTTATAAAAATGTTACCGCTTTGACAGATAGTAATACAACAAACGATATACTGACTAACTACCCAGAATTATATTTATATGGTTCTTTAGCAGAGTCATCGCCATTTCTAATGCAAGATGAAAGATTACAAACTTGGGCTAGTTTATATAAAGAAGCAGTAATTAAAGCAAACGAGTCATCATCTAAAGGGTCTTCATCAACACCATTATTAATGTCTGCAAGATCGGTGGTCTAAATGATTAAGTTTGGCGATTTGCAAGCTGATCTACCTACGTTTCAAAACACAGGTGCGATTAAAGTTGATAATGTTATTCCTTTAAAAGATGGATACAAAAGTCTATCGGGCTTTCAAGCATTAAGTACAACAGGTTTATCTAATCCTGCTGTTGGTTTGTTTACATCTTTTTCTAGTAGTGGTTCAACAAACTATGCAGGCGATAGAACAAAACTATATCAAATGGATAGTAGTCTTGTCTTTCAAGATAAATCAAAGTCTGGTGGATATAGCAATTCAACAACGGAAAACGAAAGAGACTTTTGGGCATTTACGCAGTTTGGTAGTAACATTATTGCAACTAACCACGCAGACAATATACAAAAGTTTGAAGAAGGTGTTGATAGTGCATTTAGTGATCTAGTATCATTAAAAGCTAAATACATTGCTGTTATAAGAGATTTTGTAGTAGCAGGATATACAACAGAGTCATCAACAGAATATAACCAACGAGTTAAGTGGTCTGGTATTAATAATAGTTCACAATGGACACCAAGCCAAGCTACACAATCTGGTTTTCAAGACATTGTAGGTTCACATGGTAATTTACAAGCAGTTGTAGGTGGCGAGAGTTTTGGTATTATATTTTTTGAAAGAGCAATATACCGAATGGATTACGTTGGTACTCCGTTAGTATTTCAGTTTAACAAAATAGCAGATAATGTAGGAGCATTTTCTCCGAAGAGTGTTGCTACTTTTGGTAACATGATATTCTTTCTATCCCAAGATGGATTTTATAAATTAACAGGTGGACAACAGTTAGCACCAATAGGAAATGGTCGTATAGATAATTTCTTTTTTGATGATCTATCATCTAACTTAGATGGTATTTGTTCAGCAGTTGACCCCAACAATAGTGTTGTTGTTTGGTCATACAGAGGTAGTGGTTCAACAGGTACTTCGGACATTAATAACAAACTGTTAATTTATAATTATGCTGTTGATAAATGGAGTACGGGGTCTGGTATGGATTTACAATTTATATCAAGTGCCTCTCAAGAAGCATTTACAACATTAGAAAGTTTAGACGTATTAGGCGATTTAGATAATCTTCCTAAATCTTTAGACTCATACTTTTATAAAGAAGGTATCGTTGGTCTTGCAGGTTTTGATAGTAATAATAAGTTTGGAAAATTTATTGCTACATCATTAAATGCAACTGTTGATACTACCGAGTTTGAAGGAGCAGAGGGAAGACGATCTACATTAATTAATTGCCGCCCTATTGTTGATGGTACAACTAATACATCAGTTACAGTAACACCTATATCAAGGTCTTCACAGTTAGACACGATAAGTACAGGTAGTGCAGTATCAACAAGAGATAGTGGCGATTGTCCATTACGTTCTACATCACGCTATCATCGTTTACGAGTGTCCGTTAGTGGAAACTTTAATACAATGAGTGGCGTTGATATTGAGGCAAGACCCGAAGGCAAAAGATAATGGCTGACAACCAATTTCCCGTTGTTCCTTTATCCATGCCCGATCATGGTCAACATTTACGTCTTGTATCAACAAGTTTAAATAATACGATTGAGGGTAAACTAAACTCAACAGGTACAGTTACATTAAGTGCTAGTGCAACATCAACAACATTATCTGATGTTCGTATTGGTGGTAACTCTGTTATTTTATTTACGCCAACAACATCAAACGGAGCAACAGCTCATGCTAACCTTTATGTGTCAGCAAAAGCAAGTGGTACAGCAACATTAACACACGCTAGTTCATCGAACGCAGATCAGACTTTTGATTATGTTGTTATTGGATGATTACACAAGTACCTCGAGAAGATATTAATTATGTATGGCAACAAGTAGAGCCATTAGTAATAAGAGCTTTAGATGATTCGTACACAGCACGGGATGTGTTGGATGGTATTATTAGAAACAAGTTTCAATTATTTATTAGTTGGGAAAATGACAAAGTGGAAAGTGCAGTTGTTACAGAGGTAGCAGACTATCCACGCAAACGTATCTTACGATATGTCCTCGCAGGAGGAGACAATTTGGATAATTGGCTTGAGCCAATCCAAAACAAAATAGAAGAATTTGCAATTAACAATTATTGCCAAGCTATTGAGGTAGCAGGGCGTAAAGGTTGGTTGCGTAAACTTAAAGGGTTTGAACAAAAAATATACATAATGAGTAAAGAACTATGAGTAAAGGTAGCAATCCAAGTAACGTAACAACAACAACAAGTGCAGAGCCAAGTGAATTTGTACGCCCATATTTATCACAGGCTTTCGATCAAGCACAAAATATGTTTGAGTCTAGTGTACCTAATTATTATCCTAATCAAACGTATGCTGATTTCTCTCCCGAGACAGAAACAGCATTACAATTAGCAACAGCTAGAGCTACGGGAGGTAATCCTCTTCTTGGTTCATCACAAAAAGAAATAAATAATATTTTACAAGGTAACTATCTATCGCCAACATCTAACCCATACTTACAGGGCTTATATAATCAAATGGCAGGCGATGTTACAGCAGGAGTTCAATCACAGTTTTCTAAAGCAGGAAGACTTGGTAGTGCGGCTAATCAAAGTGTTTTAGCAAATGAGTTAGGAGAGCTTGCAAACAAAGTGTACGCACCTAACTATCAAATGGAAAGACAAAACATGATGGCGGCTACACAGTTAGCTCCACAGCTTGCACAGGCTGACTATCAAGACATACAAGCATTGGCAGGTGTTGGACAACAACGAGAGTCACAACAAATGTCACAAATACAAGATGCGGTTCAACGTTTTGATTTTGAACAGCAAAAACCATATTACAAACTTCGTGAGTATCTTGCATCTATTGGTTCTCCTTACGCACAAACAGTTTCACAAACACAACCTGTCTTTAGAAATCAAGCGGCAGGATTATTGGGAGGTGCAATGCAAGGTTATCAACTTGGTCAAAACTTTGGAATGGGTGGTCTTGGTGCTATTGGTGGCGGACTGCTTGGAGGGTTCTTTTAATGGTACAATCAATTAAAGGTAATCCGTTTTTATCACAAAATAGACCTAATACTTATATTAATCCAAATCAAAGAGTTCCAAATTTGTTATCAAATAGACAACCGCAAATTAATCAATTTAATGATAAACCTAGAACTAATACACCCCCTAATTATAGAAACAATTTATTAGAGTATATTCTATCGCCTAAAGGTCAAGGAATGGCTCAAGGTTTATTAGAGGCTAGTGGGTATTCAACTAAACCTGTTTCTTTTGGCGAAGCATTATCAAGAGGTATGGGTCGTTCAACAGAGGCACAACGATACGCAGATCAAAAAGCATTTAGAGATAAACAATACGAAGATACAAAAGCCTTTAGAGATCAACAAACTGCTTTTCAAAACCTTATGGCAGAAAAAACATTTGGTTTAGCGACAGATAAATTTGGTTTAGAAAAAGATAAATTTTTATCCGAAGAAGAAAGAGATTTATTAAGAATTGGATTTACTGAACAACAAATAAATAATGCTAAACAAAACAATATAGATTTATTAGCTTTTAAAAATAAAAAATTAACATCTGATGAAAAATTAGCTCTGCAAGGATTAGGATTACAAGAAGAATCTATAGATAATTTAGAAAATTATCGAACTAAATCATTAGAGTTTCAAGATAAACAACTTACGTCACAAGAAAATATTTCACTTCAAAAACTTGGTATTAATGAAAAACAATTAAAACTTAATGAGACTAGCATTGATAATGCTTGGAAGTTAGGAATGGAAAATATTGGTTTAAAAACACAAGAAATTAATAATATTGCTGAATTTAGAAAAAATACACTTGATTTAGATAAAGACAAATTAGATTTTTCTAAAATGAAATTTGATAAAGATACTGAATTAACATTAAAAAAATTAGGTCTTACTGAAACGCAAATTAATAATGCTCAAGAATACAATTCTGAAAGAATAAGACTGCAAGAAAAAGGTTTAGATATTCAAAAAATTGTAGCAGATGCAAATATGATTAGAGCTAATGCTATTGATAATAGAACAACTAATCAAAAAGAACTAGATGAATACGCTACATTATTTGGTTTAGATAAAAATAGTGATGAGTTTAAAGAAGTCTTTGCAAAAGTTATGACTAAACCAAATACAGTCTTCAACATGGGAGACAAAGTTGGATTAGAAAAATCAAAAAGTGCATTAACTTTAGTAGAAAAGGATTACGATAAATTTTCTAACGCATCATCTAATAAAACAGCAATATCTCAAATGAGATCAGCAAGTGAGTCATTCAAAACAGGTGCATTTGCAGATACAAGAATTTTTGCAGGACAAGTAGCAGATTTAGTTGGTTTAGATGAAGGTAGTAAAAACGAATTTATTAACCCTAGTTCGGGAGAAAATTTTAAATCAGCACAAAATAAACTTGTTAGACAGTTAGCAGATGGACTTGTAAATTTAAACAAAGCTGAATTAAAAATGTTGCAAGACAATTATCCTAAAGTTTCTAATACAAGAGAAGGTAATAATTTAATGTTCGATATTTTTGAAAAAGAATATGAGGCACAAGAAAAAATATTAGCGTCAATAGAAAATTATTATTCTAGCGATCAAACACTTAAAGAATATGGCGATATAAAAAGACAAATTTTAAGTGATTATAGTAAAGAAGTTAAAGGTATGCTTGATGAGTACACAGGTGGTTTAGATAACTTCAATAAACTTATGATGGATAATGTTGGTTCTAGTGGAAAAGGAATATCTGTAAGCGGTCAAGTCGTAGATGTTTCAATAGAAAAAAATGATGAATTTATAGGCTTAAACGAAAATGGGATGCCAACATTTAAAAAGAAAAATGGCACTCAATACACAATAGCAGATTCAGAATAATGGTACAAATAATAGCTCCAACAAATCCTGTTGAACAAAAACAAGATAAGTATAGTCCTAATTTTGCGTCATTAGTTATGGGTACACCAAGCCTAATGACAAATGAAAGCGAAAAAATACGCACAAATAAAATGCGTAATGATGAAGCTAATCAATTTTTACAAGGAGATTTTACAGTAGGGGAAGATTTAACTGACGCATGGTTTAAGTTTGATTTAGCAAAAAGTAAAACACTTACAGCAAAACAACAAAAGTTTGTTAATAAATATCCTAATGGAGTTTTAACACAAATTACTTTACCTTCTACTAATGAAGTTAAATTAGTTTACAAAAAAGAACCAACCGATAAATTTCGTTTCTTAGATATAGGTGTTAACTACCCAGAAATTATGGGTGCTGTTGCATCGGGAGAAATGATTGGTGGTATTCTTGGTTCACGATTTGGAATTGGTGGAACAGGTGTAGGTACTGCTGTCGGTTCTTTAGCAGAAACAGGTGTAGAAAAAGTAAGAGGATATGACGTTCCTACTTTAAAAGAAGAAGGAATAGAAGCGGTTAAAGAAGGTGGTATTGCGACTGTATTTGATGCAGGTACGAGAGGTGCAATTAAAACTTTTAAAGCACTAGCTAGTGGAGGAATATCTAAATCCATAAATACATCAGATTTTGCAGATAGCATTTCTAAGTTTGCTCAAGATGAATTTTTGAAACCATTAGCAATAGGTCAGCTTGCAAAAAGACCTGTAATCTTTTCTACTTTTACACAAGTAGGACAAACAGGCGAAGTTGTAGGCAACCTTACAAAACAACAAGTATTATCTTTAAAAAATTCTATTGGTAAAATAACTGATGATTTTAACCCTAAAAATTTTTCCGAAGTAGAATTAGATGCAATATTAAAATTACAACAAGATGATTTATTAAAACAAGTTACATCTAAATTTAAAACTGGAACATTATCAGAGTCTTTTGAAAATAGTAATTCTGCTTTATCTAAAGGAATAGAAAACTGGAAAGAACTATCAAGAGTAAAAAGAAATAAACTTTACGATACTGCTATTAATAGTAGTGATGACTTCTCTTTTGATTTGTCTGATATGCAAAATGTAGCAAAGCAAATGCAAAGAGCTATTATAATGAAACAAAAACCATCGTTTCAAAATAAAGTTGTTGGTACAGGTTTAACAGATGAAGGTGTAGAAACAGCAATTACTAAGTCACAAAAGCTACCAGATAAATACAAAGACGTACAAAACATACCGCAAGAAATTCAAAAAGAAA